CCCGGACCGAAAGGGGATAGCGGACCCCCAGGCCCGACGGGTCCTGCGGGCAGCAGCTCCACCACGGCAGGCCCTCCAGGCTGGGATGCCGACGATCCCGGCGAGCCTCTCATGATTCCAGGCCCGTGTGGCCCTACAGGTCCGCAAGGCCCCACCGGCCTCCCAGGCCCTCCCGGTCTAGACGCCGACCCTCCGGAGGAACCGCTCATGACGGGCTACATGCCAGTATCGCCCGGCGGCACCACAAAGTTCCTGCGCGCCGATCTGACTTGGGCCAGTCCTTCCGCGGGCTCCGGCGGCAGCATCCAATACGGAACACGTGCGAGCCTCCCGGCCGCCAACACCGTGTCCGCGGGGACGCTCTATCTGTGTACGGATTCACCCTATTCCTATCTGAGTGACGGATCGAACTGGCAAGCGTACATCTATGGCTACGCTGTCGTGGAGCCATCAGGTCTCACTAAAATCAACAGTGGTCCAACAACGACATTGAACACGACCTATGGGGGGTATCTCTTCTATTGCGCCTCGTCCGGGGACCAGGTCGTGAGCTATGTGATGGCTGTGACGCCATCCAACACGTTGAAGGTGACGCTCGGGTTCTTGGGCGCGAAACAGTGCGGTGTTGTCATCTACAACAGCAACAACAACAAGGTCTACTTCTTCCGCGTCATCGGCAACGGAGCCCCGTCCCCCACTACCGGGGGGTCCGTCTACAAGACCCTCTACACGAGCGACGGGGCCTCGGTCAGCAGCCCCAATGCCCAGCAGTCGGCCATCGGGTACTTAGGCTGGCCCTACGCCGCTTTCTACGTCAAGTTTGACGCGACCAATTTCTATGTCGGGACCACCCTTGGACCTGACGACTCTATTCCGGCGCTGGAGTATCAAATTTGTTCGGAAGCCCTAGCTACCAACATTGGGACCAATTACACCCACGTGGGTTTCGGCGTGAACAACAGCGGAGCCGACCAGTGGATCTGGGCGCAGCATTTGAAGATCGTGAGCACATGAGGAGGTATGGATGAAATGGGAATACGAATGTATCGTGACCTGCCTCAAGGCGTCGGAGGGAGGACCGGGTGGCATCTGGGCGACACTGAATAATAGCGAGAGCGGCTTCGAGCTGAGAGTGTTCTTCGAGAAGACCGACTGGAGTGTGGGTCAGAAGATCAAAGTCTACGTGCAGACGGAGACATAATTGCGGGGGTGATCTGAATGGCACGCATACCGAAGAGACTGGCGGGACCGGCGCTGGTGAGCAATGCCGCGGCAACGAAATACACTGTGCCTGCGCTCACAAAAACGGTGATCCGACATATTCACGTCTCGAATCCCACTGCTTCAGCGGTGACTTTCACTCTATCGATCGGCGCGGACGCAGCAGGGGTCCGATTATTTGATGCTTACTCGATAGCGGCAGGTGCAGTTCTCGATCACTATTGCTATTATATCCTGGATGTGGCTGAGATTATTCAGGCATTGGCAGGGACGACGAACGTGCTAACCTTAACGGTGGACGGTGATGAAATCGTTTTGGGTTGAGCGTGTTAGGTTATTTCTGAAGACGAGGTGCGACGTGTTACGCCCGTGATCCGAACCGATATGAGGTGAAGTCGAGCAGTGATGTGCGATGCAGCGATACGGGACGAAGCCGAGCAACTAACATAACCTAACACGTTCGATCCAGAGGTGAAAAGTGGCCGACTGGAAACATGACCCGACCATAAAATACGGGTATGACATCCTCAAGCAACTCGGAGGCGAACAAACCGATCTCGGCCGCCAAACTACCGCTCAAGGCGTCGGGATACTCGGGCCAGTATCCGACTACTTCCGCCGTTTGCTCGGAGGCGACACCAATGCTTTAATGCAAGCCATCGGTCCCGAAGCCGACATTATTGGCCAACAATTCAACGCCATCCGTCAGATGATTTCTCAGCAGCCTCGGGGTGGCGGCAAAACCTCCCAACTGGCCCAACTCCCCATCGAACAGTCGCGCGAACTCTCCGGTCTCGTCGGACAAGCTCGGCGCGGAGCTCCAGCGGGTTTAGAACAGATCGCTGGACTGCTCTCCCAACTCGGTGAACAGGAGACGGGACGTGGGTTTGCGGCTGGACCAGAGCTGGCTCAAATCGGCCTTTATGGACGGCAACAGGACTACGAACAATCGTGGGGACGGTTCTTCAAACAGCTCGCTGTCGGGGCGGTTGGAGGGGCGGGTGAAGGACTCGGCCTCGGCATCGCCAAACACTTCAAATTATTTTAGTTATGGGATTTTTAACCAACCTCGTCCGTGAAAAAGCCAAGAAGCAATTCGACGAAACGATCAGCGAAGGTGATAAGCTCCGATTTTTGATCGAGAACCATCCCGATCCAGAGATGAAGGGCAGATCCGCCGAAGCCCTCGTCAAACATTCCGGATTATCCGCCAAAGAAGGCCAGAATCTCCTCGCCCTCATGACCCACTTATCGAGTTCGATAGGACAAGGAGGCGAACAGCAGGTATCCGACACCGGAGGACCGCCGATGCTGTCGAAAGTGGCCGGTCCGGAAGCATCCACTACTGAGGAACTCCCTCCTGTCGCGCCTCCAGCCGGTCCATCTGGAGGTGGTTTCGTCCCGCTCCCTTCAACCACCTATGGCCAGGCCACACCCCGACCTATACCTGAAGGCGCTCGACCAACAGGCGATTGGCTCGCCGGAGAGTACGAGAGCGCCAACCCCGGCGGTGGACAGGTCCCTCTCCAACCTCGTGGCGATCCGGGATTGGAACGGATGGCCACCCCTACAGCCACTCCTCCACGCGAAAAAGGACCGGGATTCTTCGGGAGTCTTGGCCGGATTGGATTAGAGACTCTAGCCGGTGGTCTCTCTCAAGGGCTCACCGTTCGCGAACAACTCCAACGCGAAGCCGAGACTCGTCAGGCCGAAACCCGGAGGAAGGAACTCGAACAGCAGGCTGGACTACGGCGAGAGGAGATGGGCTATGAATCTCAACTCCGTACTCAAGAGGCTGTCAATCCTCAAGTCCGTCAAGCCAGAATCGACGATGCGGTCAACAGTTATGTCCGGCAGCGGCAGGCAGAAGAGAAGCTCAACGATATTCAAGCCGGTAAGTTGAAGGTCAAGTACAAAAATTACATCCAGGAAGAGATGGGTAAACTCCGACCTGGAGAATCCGATGATGATGCGTACCGCCGGGCCACCATGAAGATCAACGCCGAAACGGGTAAGGCGGCCTTCTACCCTCCGCCCACACCTCTCCGCGGCGACCGCTTTGCCGTCCCCGATGACCCAGCAAATCGACAAGGGGGGTGGCATTGGATGGAACGGGTGGGTGCGACAGCCGTCCCGGTTATCGATGAAACGACGGGCAGGCCATTGGCGGCTCCCATCCCAGCGTCCGAGAAACCACCGCTGGCCCCAGCGAATGTCCGGAGTGCGTTGTGGGTCCAGTCGCATCTGGCCGATCCCGATCCCCAAGTCCGTGCGGCAGCCAAACAATTGAACGAACGGGCCAACGCGGCGATTCAAGCTGCAGCGACTCAAGCCTTAGACCCGGAAACCTTAAGCTTTTTAGCCGAACGTTCCTTGATTACCGGCAACGATCCCACTTTCGGCTTCGGTACAGCCGCGTCCAAGAACCGGACACAGTTTTTTATGGCTCAGGCCCAACTCGCTAGGGAGTCCGGCAACACCACAGCGGAGCTGATTGCCAATCAGAACATGGCGAAGGCAGCCCGGCAGGATCTCCCACGGATGCAGTTGCTCCTATCCCAAACCAGAGTGAACGAGGGAGCGGCCGAAGGGTATTTCAACCTTCTCACTAAAGAAGCGGGCCCTCGGATGGATGCGGAATCGTGGTCACTCGCTGTACCAGCGTTGGACTCTTGGATACGGACAGGAGTGGTGAAAGCAACAGGGAATCCCGCCGTCAACAACTATTTAACAGGTCTGACGGAAGCCCTAACCGAGTACGCCAAAGTTGTTGCTGGCCAGACTACAGGAGCAGCAGTAACCCAGGAGGCCAACCGGCAGGCACAGGGACTCATTGACCGCGGATTATCCACGGAAAGCGTCAACGATTGGGTAGAGCATATTGCCAAGCCCTTCATGAAGAAGCGGGAGACCGAATATCAGGAGGAGATCAACAATCTCCGGCAAATTAGCGGACAAGTGGGTGGCGTTGGACAGGGACGCGCTCCAGTTACGCCTGGTGGAGATGGGACCGCACCCAAGACGGCTGAAGAACTACTTAAAGCTCTGGGCCGGTAGGACCAATGGCACAAGATATCCAGACCATGTTGGATGATCCGAGATTCCACGGCCTCCCCGCGCCGGAACGCATCAAGTTTCTGAACACGGTTTATCCCGAGTTCAGATCACTACCGGACGCCGAGAAGCTGAAGTTTGTAACCTCGCCACGTTTATCTCCAAAGAAGCGGCCGATTGGGGCCACCGGCACATTCACTGAACCTACCCGGACCGAGGTGGCTCTACGCACCGCTTTAGGCCCGTTCGCCCGGCTTGGTGCCGGTGTCGTGGATGCGGCTAAAGCGACTGTCCATATGCCTCTGGATATTGCCCGTGCTGCTGGACAACCACCCCAAACAGAGCGTGAGAAACTCGCGGCTGCCTCGGCCGGTGGACTGGGACTCCTTGGCGAACGACTCATTGCTCGTCCGACCATGGAGTCCTACGAATCGGCTAAAAAAGCGACCTCCCCATGGCGAGCTGCCGTTGCGGGCACCGGAATGGTCCCGCTTGTGGGTCCCCCGGCGCGCCACATCGGAGAGCGGCTGCTGAGCGGTGATATCGCTGGAGCGATGGGCGAGGCTCTTGTCCTGTATCTCCTGCCAAAGACAGTAGGCGAAGCGAAGACGAGCTATCTCAAACCCCTCAAGTACCCGGAAACCGATACAGCCGTCACGAAATCGTCGATCGATGATCTCTCTTCGGTGATCCGTCCTGGAGTGAAGGCCGTCCCGCTCCAGCCCACGGCTCTTGCCGGTCAACCTCTGCTCAAACAAGTGGCTCAGGAAGCCAATTTCAATCCCCTCCTCAACCTCGCGATCAAGCGGGAGACGGTGCCACCCGGAGACGCGTTTGGCGATCTCTATCGTGGCGGAACCGAAGCCCAAACCCGGCTAGTATCCCAGAGACTCGGAGTGGAATACAATCCGGCCGATCCGACGCCGATCCCTTTAATGTTTGCCGATCGCGCGGTGGACATCGCCCAACGTCCGATGGATCGGATCGTCAACTATTTCGCGAATGAAGACGCCGCTGCGGTTCGTGACGCTATTGTCAAAGGATTGGAGGAGCGCGCTTCAGCCACTCCCGACAGCGCCTTGAAATCCAACTACGCCCACCTGATTCAAGAGGTATGGGCCAAATCACCCAACGTGGCCGGGATGAACGCCTTGAAAGTCTACGCGAACAAGGAGTCGGCCAGGCTGTATCGGATGTTTCCTGGAGCTCAGATCCAAGCCACGGCGACACCGATTCAAGCCTTCAAGGATCTCGGCGATCTGGTCCGATCCAACTTATACCCCTTTCTCCAACAAAAAGGGGCCGCCAATTTGTTCGAGTTCGGCCGTCAGGAAGCGGTGGCTATCGCTATGAGGGACGGGATTTACCAATCGTGGACCGAAGCTGCGATCCGGCAAGTCGCCGACGACCGGCAGGGTTATCTCGATTGGGTCACTTCCGGCCACAGCGATACCCTGCGGTTCGCTTTAACCGAGCGTTCAGCGGCGACGGTCGGCATGGCTGGACGCTTCTTCAAGGGAAAACCCAACCCATTAGGTGATTTCAACAAAGCCTTTCGCAACGGGATCGGATCGACGGGCGGGTTTGTCCCTCATCCCGCTCTCTCACGCCGTCCGAAGTTCTGGCCCGATCCACTCACGGGTCGTGGCGAACGCGGACAGCTTCCGATGGGACCGACACCACCGATAGAAGGAGGACCACCCACATACCAGGAACCGCTCTGGAGAGAACCCTCTGTGGGCGGGCCACGCGGGCCACAAGGACCTCCCGGCGAGGAGTATCGAGCGGATATCCGCCGCCGTCAGATCTGGCGCGAAGGGGCCGAGCCGAAGCCCAAAGGCCAACTCTCTCTAGAAAAGGGAATTCCGCCCAAGCTATTCGGGATCGAACAGACGCCGTTCCGCTGGCAACCCGCCCAGCGTGAAACCTACACCCTCAAAGATCTCAATGACATGGGACGCGAAATCATGGACTATCTGAGCAAAAACCAGCCCCGACCCAAAGTCCGCCAAGAACTCATGAGCGACCTGATCGCGATCCGGCGCGAGATCAACCGGCGTATGGCTGCCCGGAAGGCTGGTCCCAGTATGAACTTCTAACGTCTCCGGAGCACGTCTAGGATAGAGGTTCCAAATAGGTCCGCAATCCAGCCCGCGATAAATAGAAGAACCATGAGTAGAACCCAACCTACAAATAAAGCTGCTGCAATCGTTACGATCACTCGACTTCACCTCACTTCATCCATAACCCTATTTGCGGTGGCCGGACTCGATACCGGCTGGTGGCGCTTCCGCTGGCAATGATTCGGATTTCTTAATCGCCGTATCAAGGAGCCTCTCTTCGGCGAAACGCCAGTCTGGACCCTTTAACCCTGTCCGGTACTCCGGTTACCTGCTCCTAACGGTTTGCGCTCACTCTCCATTCGCTCCCCCTACTGCTAGAGGGACCTCGCTAGGTCTGTGTGTCCTGTCCACACCGCACCGCAAACTCGACTTCATCTCACCACATTCCGGCTCGCCGCAAAACTCGGCTTCGTTTCAGCTCGTCGCAAACCACTACACACCAAGACGATTCTCGAATTCGTCTCGCTTCGTGACAACTCGTAACACCGCAATGCGATTCTCGGATTCGTCTCGTTCCAGATCGTCTCGCCTCACGTCGCCACAAATCACCACTCGGCTTCGTCTCGTCTCGACTCGGCTCACATCGCCGCTCGGCTTCACACGGTCATGGCCGGTATCGTCGGCAACGGGATCTCCGGATCAGGCTTCTCCTCCGGCTGCAAGATTGAACCCAGGTCCGCAATGGTCGCCACATGCCGGACGGTATTTCCGCGGATCAGTAGCAAACCACCGCAATGAAAACAGTTCGCCCAGTTTCCCGTCGCTGCAATCGGGTTCAACTGGGTCTCCCGGACATCGTGATTGGCTCGAACATGGACCGGCGACGGCTTCCGGGTTTGAGGCTTCCCCTTCCGGAGAGAACCCGCTTGATTCGCGTGCCAGCGTTCATGTGCGGCCAACCCTCTTATATCTATTGGTTTAGCGCAGATCGAACACGGCACTCGACGCATTATTATTTTTGTTTTTGCCTTCATATCTATCCTCTCGCGGCCTCATCGACGTCTTTGGTTTCGAGGATCGCTTTGCCTTCCCTTTTGTACATCGCACAAGCTGGTGTCTCACACCACAGCTCGACGACAGGAACTTTTCCTTCACCGTGAGCAATCGCCATCTGACCCCAGCACGATGGGCACAGAAACGTAGGTTTGAGCCAGACTTTCACGGTTTCAGCACCTCGAAAAACGCCTGCTGCCAGTAGCCCTCGCCGGTCACGTAAGACTTCTCGATCACATCCGGTGGGACACCGTTTTCCAGGAGCAGTTCTCGCTTGATGGAACGGCGGCCTTTCACCCACGTCGATCGGAATCCGATACCGTTATTTTTCACTCCCTGAATCCCGTTCATCGTACAGACATTCGATAACCCGGCTTTGATCTCGTTCAGACGTTCGATCTTCGACTTGATCTCTCGATCCAGGGCGAACCCTTCGTCCAACAACGCTACGGCCTCTTTGGCGTCGCCAACGTTGAGTGTTCCAAACACTGGCTCGACTTCGGTTTGTTCTTTCATAAACGTTTCCTATTCGTATCGGGGCGACCCCCTCTGGTACTCGCCTTCGTCTCAGACCACCTCGCAACGCGGCACCTCGCGGCACGGCACGTCACCGCACAACTCGGCTTCATCCCTTCGACCATCTACTCATGATTTTTGACTCCGCTTCGACAGGTACACGAAGATATGACTCCGATGAGTCTCTGTCAAGCATAACATTCATCATGGTCGCGGCAGTCATGTCCCCGACAACCTCGGCCCACTCTTCTTCGACTTCAGACAGCAGTTCGTCGTGGATACTTACGAGCGGTTGCACCCAGACATTCCTCTTTCGGAGGTCTTCGTGGACTTCCTCCATCTCTCCCATCGTCAGCCGCATCCAATCCGCACCCGTACCCTGGACCGGCATGTTGGCGGCCTGTCTCAACCCTGCCGCTCGAATATGGGGTAGCGCCGACTGGACTTCAGGCACCTTCCTAACACGCCCGAATAGGGTCCACACGACACCGTACCGCCGCGCCCGATAGAACTGGTCCTCGATATAACCCTTGACTCCCGGATACCACTCATTGAACCAGCGTTCAATAAACCGTTCGCACCATGCCACGTCGATCTCCGGAGGGAGAGGGAGATTGGCCGTCGCGTAGGTTACACACATCATGTCGAACAGTCCTGGCCCGCCCAGACCATAGAACACCCCGAAATTCACATTGCGGCTCGGTGTCCGCTGCGTGATGTAATCTGGCGTCTGGGTATTGAACGCCAATTTGGCCGTCTCGTTGTGGGGGTCAATGCCGAGTTTGAAGATCCGGATCAGGTTCGCGTCCTGGCTGTAATGCGACCCGATTCGCATCTCCTCTTGACTGAAATCCGCCGAAACTAAACGGGTTCCCGGACTGGCAACAAACCCCTTGCGAAGTTCGCGTCCCAGTGCCGTACGGGAAGGGATGTTCTGGAGGTTGGGATTCTTCGTTGCCAACCGGCCGGTCTCTGTCCGCGTATCTAATACTTCCGCATGGACCCGATCGGTCGCTCCATAGTGTTTTAATCCGCACCAGCAGCTCCCCGCCGGATGGTGCCGCGCTAATTTGGGTAGCGCATCGCAATAGGTACTTTTAAGTTTCATTCTCTCGCGATAATCCAACACTTTCTGAATCACCGGATGCTCGCGCTTCAACCCTTCCAACTGCTTCTTCCCCGTCGATACCCGGCTGCCAGAAGGAGTCATCTTCAACGGCTTTCCCTGACCGACTTTCAGTACATCAAAAAGCAGGGTGGCCAGTTGATCCGACGATCCCACATTCATGGGTAGATAATCGTCATCGCCAATGAGATTGGAACGGCTGATGAACTCTTCTAACCGGTCCGGAGGGATCACCTCACAGATCTCTTCACGCAAGTAACGGGCTTCCCGTTCCAGGCGGATACCGAGATCGGCGAAGTAGCCTTTATCGATCGCAATACCATATTGCATCATCCGGCGGACCATCGGAACGGGTAACAAATCGAGCTTTCTCACGTTTTCGAGGTCGGGACGGTTGGTTACTTGGATATCACCATACAGGCTCATATCCGCCGGTTTGGCTCATACCCACCGATCTCCGGCCATAACTGACCTATCCAATACTTGAAGCCTTCAGAGTCGATCAGGCCCGCCCGCCACAACTGGAGGAGAACGAGTTTACGGTTTGTGTTCACCGCAAGCCATTGACGATATAACGGCTGGGCAATCGGAACGGATGGGATCGCCATCGCCGCCACGGCTCCTCCGCAACACTTGAAGAAATCTCTTCGGTTCATCTTTCGAAATCGGCCATCATTTCAACGGCTCGATCGGCAGCCGTCACTAGTTGATGAAGTAAGGGCAACAGCACTGAGGAAAGAGCGACGATGGAATTCAGAGGATCTTTCCCCTTGACCCGCGCCATCAAATCCCCGGCGATCGCCTGAGTCTCTTCCAACGCACCCGGTCTGGCGATACGGTGGCAAATCGCGCTGAGTGGTATCTGAACTTGTTGGGCAAGCTTCGCGATCTCATTGCGCCGGTCGATGGTGGCTTCCAGACCAGACTTGCCACTGGTTCTGGCCTGACTGGCTAGCTCCCTGACGGCTTCTTGAATCGCTCTCTCCTTATCGGTCATGATCCTCCTCACGAACCCCGAAATAGCCGAGCCGCTCCCGTTCTTCCTCAAGCGCGACCGCTAATTGCAGAGTCACATCCGCGTCTCTTACAGCGTATTCGACGGCCTCCTCTTCCGGCACCCAGCCAATCCCCTTCTCCGGGAGATCCAAATCCAACCCCCACTGCTGTTCAATCTCCTTTAACCGGCTCTCTATGTCGTAATCCGGACTCTTCATCCCAAATTTAAAAATGCGTTCCAAAGTCCTGTAGGCGATACTGGGTTTCTCGACCACCTTGACGGCTCCGCGGCGGGTTTCCTTCCACTCCAGATCCGGAGTCAAGGCCGCTTCCATCAGCAGCTCCGACAGTCTTTCCAACAGCTTTTCCCTGGAGGCGGCCCCCACGAGATCCGACCAATCTTGCATCCGGACACCGAACAGGCGGTAGCCGAGAACCTTGAGACTCTGAGGCAACCCCAGATGATATGACTCCTGAAGTGTGTCTCGATAACGTCCATGATATCGAACGCCGATGAGATCCATAACCGGCAGGTCGGCCGGAGCGTGATGGAAGACCAAAATAGCACCGCTGTCGAGCCTTGAATTGAGCAAATCCACCAAAACGGCCACTGCCTCCGTGTCGGACATTCGAACCAAGATTCCTGTTCCCGGCCGCAGCGACACTTGGATACTGAACGGCGCCCCGGCGTGACTTTCGGTATCTATGCCGATCAAGTCCATATCTTCCTGTTACGGATACGACTCACGGTGCTCTGATGGACACTGAACCGTCCGGCAATCTCTAGCTGCGTCCCGACGGCCCGTCGTATCGCTTCGACGACCTTCGGCCCGTGTACCCAGCTATAGCGATGCGGCTTAACGAGGACGCCGACCCTTTTCTTCTTAGCGGCATCCCGCATGTTATCCGCGTCCGATCCTGAAAACAGATGGGCCGGATTGCAGCAAGGCGGATTATCGCAGTGGTGGCAGATCAGGCGTGATGTGTCCATACCCGTGATAGAAGCGACAACCCGGTGGGCGTAGAAGGAAACCACATGCTTAGGCTCGATAGCCACGATAAACCGGCCGTAACCCGCAGCCGTTCTCGGACCCATCCATTCCCAGCAATCGTTTTTGTCTCCAGTGCGAATCGTCGAATGGAGACGGTGAAGTTGATCACCACTGAACTCCGGGATAGGTTTAATCATGTTTTATTTTCTCGGTATCGGCCCCGATCAGGTTCACTTCCGTCGTATCGCAACGGTCCACTCTCGCCTCGGCCGAACCTGAAACCGCACACATATCCGGCACATCCTCCCGAACGGCCTGGACGACCACTTCGTCTCTTCCAAATGATGAAGATCCTTCCCACAAATCGTCTTCCACTCATCCATTGTCACGGTATCGACAAGGTGGGTGGAGGAGGTCCGCCGCGAATAAACGGTATGGTTGAATTTCCAAGCAACGTAGTCCGCCATTTATTCTTCGGGCTCCGGTCCGAGATACGTCTTCCAACACTCCCCGTGCAGTCCGGTGATCAACCGCTCGCGCTCGTCTGTTGTGAGCTCCGGAAAGCATCTTTGGATCAACTCCCCCGCCTTCCAACGCCGATACGCCGCCTCGTCCAGATCGAACTGCTGGGTCTGTTTGCACACCGGACAGGGCTTGCTATAGATCCGTATCGTCGGCATCAGGGATTCTCCTCGAAGTACGTCCGCACCCCATCTTTATGGACCAATCGATAGTCCGTCTCGGGATATTGATCGACCGGCCACACCCACTCTCGCGTCTCCAGCCACGGTTGGAGCCGCTTCCAATCATCGAGCAACACGCTCATCCACCTCGTTTCGTGTAAACCTAACGCGGGATGATACATGGGAACAATAAATCCCTTCCAGCCAAACAAGCTCCCCTCGAAAGGACGGCCATGATCCGTCTCTAATCGGAGACCTGGAACGAGGGAACACGCCACTCCTCCTAACAGGAATACGATCTCCGGTTGAACCTTATCGAGTTCACCAGGGAGCCAATGGGCCGAACACCCGGCGATCTCTTTCTCGTTAGGAGTGCGGTTGCCCATCGCAAAACATTTTACTGTGTTGCTAACGAATACCTCCGTTCTAGAGAGCCCGGCGAGCGGGAGATAGGTTTCATTCCACTCCCGCCCGGATGGACCCACAAACGGAATCCCTTGTTTCATCTCCCACTGGCCCGGTCTTTCCCCGACGGCTCCGTATCTCGCCGGACATGGACCGTGACCCAGGACCGGCCTGAACCTCCTGGGACAGATGGGACAAGTCACGCCGGTAGTCCCTCACCAACGTACTCGAACATCCTCTCCCAATCCGCCCGTGGAATATGACAATGCCGGAGCGTCCCGGCCCACTCCGGTTCGATCCGTAACGGAACATAGGTCACCAGATCCGGACCTTTCCCGTAGTGGTCCCGCGACAGGTTGATGAACAGGTACAACTCACCAACACCACCACCTTTGCCGCGGCCGGACACAGCGATCTTGCGATAAACTCCAGAGAGCATCTGGCCTCCTATTTCGGGAGTAGATTTTCCGGGAAGTCGATCTTCCGTATCTTACTGTTCATCCACATCTTAGCTACCTCGAATGGTAGGCGGATGTTGAGATAGACCGCCCCTTTCAGGGTTGTGTTTACTCCATCTGCTGTTTTTGGATCGATCTCCCCGTTCAATTGAAGATTCAAAACTTCTTCGTAAACATCACGATGGTTCTGAACCGTCTTCAACGGCATGAATCGTTTCTTCTTATCATCGGCTTTGCTTTCGTCAGGCATACTCCTATCCTTTCTTTGAATTCGGTACTCGGCTTCGTCTCAGATCACAGCACTCCAGCGCAAATCGATACTCGAATTCGTCTCGTCTCGACACGCGGCAACGCTCAACGAATCACCCCGGCCCTCGGCTTCATCTCAACACGTTACGTTGTGTCACACCTCGGCTTCACGTCGTCTCGCTTCGTATCGCGACACCGCTCTGCGCCTCTTGTATTCATCCCAGCACACTTCAGCGCAACCGCACAGCACGTCTCGGATTCACATCGCCTCACTGCAAGACGCAACACAACACATCGCCTCTCGACTTCGCCTCAGCTCATGTCACCGCGCATCACGACAGATCGACTCTCGGCTTCGATTCACAACAAGCTCGACTCCGTTCATCGCGGATCGTCTCTCGGATTCATCGCAGCTCAACGCGCTTCACACCAACTCACGCCACCACGCGACAACTCTCGGATTCACATCGGCGCACACCAGCGCAACACGTATCTCGGATTCACCTCACCACGACACTCGTCGCTACGCTTCACAACACAACTCGAATTCGCCACAACTCACTTCGAAACAACGCACCACGCCGCGCGACACGTCTCGAATTCGTCTCACAACACTGCAACACACACCATCACGTCACACGTCGCAACTCGGATTCGTCTCGGTTCGTTTACGTATCAGGGCGTCCCCTATTCTCAATACTCGAATTCGTCTCGCGCCACACCAGCGCAACTCGCGTCGAAACGCGGCACCTCGCTACGTCTCTCGTCTTCGAGCTTTAGCTCGCTTCTTCAATGGTAGCGATATACTTTCCTCCGCCCGCTGATCTCTCCCCACCGTAGCCGTGCGTCCCTCCATAATTCATCAGCGTACTCAGATCCTTGATACTCACGGAGGTTCCCAGGATCTTCAATCTGAATTTGATCATGGCGGGCCGCACCACTTCAAAGGACTTCAACGCATTGATGGGTTCTCCTCTCGGTCCTCTGGCGTGGACTGGCTTGTCCAACACTTCGTCGGCCGCAGTAACCGGAGTCCCGTCTGGCCGCAGGATCGGAATATACTCGTTGGCCTCATCCAAATATGCCCCGTTCACTACCCTTGTTGCAAAGCTCCGTTCACCTTTTATTTTCCCTATAAATTGCGCTGAGATCACCCTCGCACAATCCTTCAAATGCGCCCGTATCGTATCTTCCCGCACCACCAGCACCTCGTTCTTTTTCTGAAACACTCTTAACGGAATGGCCGCTGTTGTTGGATTGGTCAGCGTATCGAGAACCTCCTCGGTGATCTCATCAATACTCTTTCCTCCTGCTGGCATCACGTCCGGAGCTCTACTGTCCAACCAGGGTCCGACCAGATTCCCATTGGCAGGCACAGACCCGCACAAGTCCCGGATGAAGTCCCACCTCACGTTATAAACGGTCCAGATCGAATCGTTTCTCTCTTTCGTTTTCGTTTCTTTCTCGGTAATACTCATTGTTGGTTCTCCTGTTTTTATTGGCGACGTTCCGTTCCGTCTATGATGTACCGGTATCTCCCCCGGTGTAGGGAGTCTAATTATATGCCCACAGTCGATATTGTCAAGTGTCCACTTCAACCTTGCCATCGTGTAGACGCACGACGATTTTCAAAAACTCGGAATTCTTCGTTTCGGCCATTATGGTTTTCGTATCCAATAAAAGACTCTTCCCGCTGCCATAGAGAAGATACAGCTTATCCAGATGTTCAATCAGGCTGTGAAACTCCGCGCGGACCTCCTGTTCAAAAGTCATACCGGCCTCCCATATAATTCCTTCACCACCTTCTCGGCCGTGACTCGGCTCTTCTTAATCCCGAGAGCTTGCATCCACTCCTCCACACTCGCCGAAACCATACTGACGGCGTTCGGGAAGAACTTCCCCACTTGCCATGCCCGGTGGTCGATACCTTCGATTTGACTGGCCATCCTCACCACGAGATTGGGCGGATCGGGGTGGATCAGCCGAACTGAAGTTGACTCTGGAGCTACCGGAGCATAGATGTCTCTCGGGCTCTTATGCGCCTCCCAGTCCTTCTCCCACCAGCGATAGAGATCCACAACACACTTCGCGGTCTCAGTTGGATTCGCTGTTCGACGGATCTTGACTCCGCACAATTCAACGGAGGTGCAAAAATTATCCACTCCCTCGTATAGAGTCAACCTCTTCCCGAACAGCCCAGACCTCCATCCACCATTCCCATGGCAAATCTCCAGTTCTCCGCCTGGCCCCGGCCTCCAGATGCCCTCCACAACGAGGTATGTCACGTCGTAGGTCTTCAACAGCCCGCGCAACTGGTGGCCTTGTAACCGACCCGTCTCCATTGATTGAATCAAGTCGGATATCGTTTTCCTCTCGACTCCAATAGAGAGCATCCCCTCCGGCCCGTTCCCAGCGAAAGCCAGGTCACCGAACTCCAGCCTCGACAACTGAACGATAACGCCGAAGGGATGGAAATAATTCTTCAATTCACGACTTCCGGCACGATCGTCTACAAGTATTTGCGGGTTCATCTCGACTCTCGGCTTCGTCTCGCTACAACTCGCGTCGGCACACTTCTCGGCTTCGTCTCGTCTCGAAACACTGCGACTCGTTGCGCTACGGGTCGTCTCTCGGATTCACCTCACGCCAGCACGAATCGACACATCTCACCACACTACTCGGATTCACCCCAACACGTCTCGTCACAACGCACCACAGCACAACACGGACCGACACTCGGATTCACCTCACAGCAAGTCGTAACACAACACGCCGCAACGGTTCTCGACTTCACCCCACCACGCTCCACTCCACATCACGTCGCTTCTCGACTTCAATCTCCGCCTTACGGCTCACGGATAAATGAGTCCGCGTAAAAGCTCTCAAACAGCACGTTGCCGCCTCCGGGCCGGTCTGGTCAACGCGGCTTCTACCAGCCAACCCCGCTGAATCCTCGACCAAATCGCACTCCAATGGATACCCGTTTCATCCTGCCATGCCATCAAGCACTGGGTCTTCCCGAATGCAGTAATCATCCGGTTGGTTCGCCGGTTTCTAGCCTGTTCCATCCGCGTCGCCCAACAACAATTCGACGGCTCATAATTCCCAAGATTGTTCTTGCGCTCGATTGTATGCTGCGGGGATGGGCGCTCGCCCATATCGGCCAGGAAATTCTCGAATGAGAGCCATCGCTTACAGACGCGGATGCCGCGCGCTCCATAGCGGAAGTAATCCGGAGATTGCGGATGATGACAGCGGTCCAGAAGCTTACGCCAGACACTATAGATGGGAGTCCTTGTCCGCCCGTGGGTCGTATGGATCTGCTGCGTTATTTCCCGCAATAAACACCCACACGATTGGGTTCTACCACTCTTCAAGTGATCCAGCCGGACGGGCTTCGTCTGTCCACAATCACACTGGCAGATCCAATATTGGCGGTGCCTCGAATCCACGGGTGGGTCCGCGGGCTCGATCACCGTCCATCGTCCGAAATGTTGACCAATAGGGTTGGTTCGACTCATGGGATTAGCGGCATCTCGACATCGGGATAGATCAGCGACATCACGTTACTGAAGTTGATCGAATCGTCGGTGAGCAAGTCTTTCCCTTGCGGCCCTTCCAATTCCGGCCGTGGTTGGCAGTCGATCACGTCGCAACTGTACTTCCATGGCTTTCCTCCCCCAGCGCCGTTTCGTTCGTCCCAATATATGTTCTTCTTGAGTTCGATCTGGACTGCAACATGGTATCCAATGTTCGGGAAGCCTGCGTGCTTGAATTTACCGGAGGGTTTGGCACTATCCCCATCGCCGACCCAGATCTCCTGAGATTTATGCGTGAGCACGAGGTTCTTACCGCTCATGGCGTTCAAGAAATCGATGACATCCTGGTTAGGCCCGCCTCGATCACGCGGCATGATCCGGTTGGAGCGCCCAAAGTGGGCAAACAGGACGTTTTCCCAGAACTGCGAGAATGAGTCGATCCCGATGGTCTTGATCTCTCTCGATTCCAGAAGGCGGTAGGCGGCACGCATGATGTCGGAGATGTGTTTACGGTAATAAGCTTTGGCCTGTTCGGGATTCATCACGGCAATAGCCAGAGGATTGTCCTGTCGGATGAAGTCTTTTTCCGGCATGATCACATCGGTACGGCCCCATTCCTGCATCGTCTTGGCCACAGTGTATCGAGTCTTCCGATCGAGTGGGATGACGCCAATGGGACCGGGAGCGGTGGCTAGAAAGCGGGTCTTGCCACTACCCTGAACTCCGTGTAAAGCCACCACCATCTCAGGGGATTTCTCGATGTGGCTGGTGAACCCTTCAATCGGCTTGAGGATCACGCTT